CCTGTCCACTCTGCACCGTCTGCAAGTGTAATAGTAACATTTCCACTAGAAGTATCTACGAAGGTCATTGGGGTGTCTACTGTATGGTTGCTCGTGACGGTCTTAAACATCACACTTTTAGATGATGCTGCTGTCTCAACCCCATAAACCGAAACAGTGGCTCCATTTCTGATATTTGATCCACCACCAACAACAGAGACTGGGATCTTCGCGTAGTTTGTCCCATCAATTGCAGCCCCAGTGGTCTGAAAGTTCTGATACCTATTACCGCTCTCTTCTACAGAGAAAACGTGACCAACGGGGGTGGCCAGCAAAATAGCCCCCCAATCGATGCCACTTTTGTCAGTGTTTGATATATAAACGAAAGTGGTTGATCCTTGGGTCGTATTGTTGAATCTTAGGTTTCCAGATCCAGGGTCAGAATCCGCTGTTGAAGTGTCAAACTCCCACGAAGCCCTGTTCGATCTTGGTTGGAAAGGCATTAGTGAACCTGCAATTTGTGTCTGGTTTCCAGCGCCCCCAAATTGGAAGTTTGTCTTAAAGTCGTCCATATCAACTGGAACTAGTTGCTCTGGGAATTGGTCTTGTCTGATTGGATCTGGCATAATTTGATTCTCTATACGTGAAACTCTGATGGGTCTTCATTCACCTTGAATGTGTCTCCCGTTGCATTGACTTCGAAGACTGTCCCGAAGGATGCGAGGCTAAACTCAGGTGAGATGTTTGCGTCATCATCACCCCAAACATCTAAAGCCGCAACTCTGAAATAGTAGTCTGGGAGGTTCCCACTTACCTTATCTAGAATTGTCGTGAATTGGCTAGAGACAGCAGAGTAAACAAGGGTTGTCTCATCTGGGGTGAAGCCAGACGTGTCACTAGCCCAAACCCGATAAATCTTGAAATCAAGGTCTGTAACATCGTCCCAAGTGACCATCAAAGTGATATTCGATGCTGTCTCGTTGACCTTGGAGAGACTAATGTTTGAGGGTATTGGTGGTGGATCATTATGGATGATCAACGTCTTCGCGGTTTCGGAAAGACCAATGCTATTCTTAGCAAGCAACTCTAATCGATAATCCCTTACTGGGGGGAGAATGTCCTCTACATCAAAAGAAGTGAATGAATAGTTTGTTTGCTCAACCTCATCTTGGAAAACTTGAACATCTGCTGGCAAAGCGTAAGTTGTTACTTGGTACGTTTCAGCTAAAGAAGATGCATCCCAAATAGTCTCGACTTGTCCTTTGTTGAAGGCATTTAGAAGTCTGAAGTTCTTAGGGTTCGATGGTGAGATAGTAACCACCCCCAAGACACCATTCCAGTTTGCAAATGCACCTCTAGAAGCACCCACACCAAGAACACGAATCCATGTTTGTGTGTTTGATGGAGTTGCAAAGGTGTAAGTTGTTCCCTCAAGTGCGATTTCTGGTTCCCAGTTTACACCGTCCAGCGATTTTTGGAAAATGTAGCTGTTGGCTCCAAGAGCAGGTTGCCAAACAGCACTTGCTATCGTGATGTTTGTCTTGCTCGTATATGCGAACAGGTTCTCAACCGTTGGTGCATTAGGGATTGGTATTGGAAGTGATCCTTTATCAATAGGGGGTGCTGGAGTCCCATCATACTGATAGATTTCCTCTTCGTAATTAACACCAGTGATTTTAACTTTCTCACCACCCATAGGCTGGACTTGAACAACTTTCCAGAGTCGAAGCTCCATCTCAAGCTCACCGAAGGAATACGTTTGAGACTCAACAAATTCCCCAGAAGGGTAGTCGTTCACCAAGGGGGAGGTCGTCACAACAATGTTTGGCTGACTCCCAGCAGTAACCTCAAATATTTGCCCCCCGCCATATCGATCTTTTAAGATAATTCTATGGATGCCAGCCCCAAAGGTCAAATCTTTGGAGAGTGTAATCTCATCACCGTTGATTTCTTTGACGTAACCAGATTGCCCCCAGAATAGGTTGTCGTGTTGTACTCCGATGAGGTCTCCATATTTAATGGTTCTTCCCTCAAGCCCAGTCTCAAAACTTACGTTTTCTCGCTGTTTTAGTTCGGTTGAACGGATGTATAAACCCTCTTGGTACGCCAAATCTCGGTTTGTTGACCCTGCAAGAACTAATTTTGTTGGTTTTCTACCAACGTCAGTCCCTAAGAGAACTTCGACCTGCTCAGGTAAAAAGCTCACTGGGTCGGTATATTCAATGAGTAGACCGTCATGACTCTCAGGCTTAGCAAGTGAGATCTGTCTCTGTAAAGTCCCCTTCACGATATTTCGTGGGGTGAACATTTGGTTAATTGTGGCTTGAGGCTCATCAACCTTCATACTGGCCATGATCCCTTGGGGGATTGGCACTGCACGACCAACTCTAGCAACCGTCTTAGCAGCTTCCCAAGTAGTGGTTCTACGGTCAAAGATCCAATCAAACGTCTTACCTTCATTATAAAATTGAACATCAAGGTTCATCAACTCACAGAGGTTAAGGTACTTGTCCGAAACACCAGCTCCGTATGTAGCCCTGAAAATGTCAACGAAAGCCCAAACGATAGATCTATTAGTCTGAAGAGACCAACTATTCCCATCATAAACCTCAGTTTTCCAAGTCCCGATAATATTGATTTTTCTGGATGATTGGTCGTTGAAGTTGTTCGTGGCTTTCGCTCTTACTGCCAAGAGAGAAACATCTCCATAGTTCTGAGTTGAAGGTCGAAACCCTCTAGCTTGTGCCCAAAATGTTTGGTTGATATACTTCGATGAAGTTTCCCCTTGAAACTTTGAGTCAATTCTACGGAGTTGGATCTCGTATCTAGCTTGGGCTACTGGATAACCAAGGGAGAATCGGATTGGGTTTGTGTCATTTAAGGTATAAATCTGATCTTGTAGAGTGATCCACCCCCCGATAGGGTTTCCGAAATCATCGATCTGTCTGATTTGGGACTGCAAGTGAATGTCATTGGGGAAGTTGCCGTCCTCTTCATGGACTCGGTAAAGCCCTTGGGGGAGGGCGATGTCGTATTCCACGTAGTAAATGACCTCTCCTGCTCCACACAAAGCAAATGGCCCTGTCCAAGCACCCCCAGATAATTCGATTTCTTCGAGTTCTATGTTTTGAACCTCAATAACCGAACATGTGCTTTTATCAATAGTTCCATGCCCTAAACAAAATAATTGAAACTGATACTGGTCGTTGTTTTGGATTAGGTTATATGGAGTTGCTGCATATGCAGGATACATTCGAACCTTTCCGTAACACCTCTCAATCGGTGAACCTAGTTTGTTTTGGTTGCTCTTCCCTTGAATCGAATAAACTGGATCGGAAGAATCAAACCCTACCTCTGGGGGTTTGAGCAAAGAGAAAGCAAGGTATGTCGCAACAGCAACGGCAACAGCGACAATAACCCAACCAATAACACCAGAAACTCTAGGGGTTATGATAACTAGATCGTCTTCTTCTGGGATGGTCGTAAATAAAGAATCAACTGGCACTTTCCTCCCCCTATAAATGCAATCTAGGTTGCCGCTTAGATGTTCGATCTTATCCCAATTCTGAGAAATCCACTGGCCTATAGACAAGTGCGTTGCATCATAAAAACGATCCGTCTTTTCTGCTGCATTAAATGGGTTTTGTGTTATTGCATACTGAACCATGTCTATAAAATTTCACCAGTTTGAATTGTTGGTTTATGTCCATCATGAAATCAACCACGGAAGAACCACCATCAACTGAGTGCAATACTAAACCACCAGAGCCGAGAATGTAAACACCAACATGCGATGGTGATGAAGTCTTTGACATCACAACAAGACAATTATCCTCTGGCTTTTCAATCTCAACCCAGTCAGATAAACCAATAATCATAGCTTTAGAAACACTGACTAGCTTCTTAGGGTCAATTGGATACTCTGGCAGTTTTATAGATAGCTCGTCGAGGTAAACTTGTCTCACAAGACCCCAGCAATCGAAGCCCTCAAAAGACCTTCCACATGCTACCCAAGGAATACCAATGTATTTGATTGACCAATGAACCTTAACCCCCAAGGGACGGAAACCTCTTTCTATCATAGTCTTCAGTTAAGAATTTTGTGTTCAGTAAGTCAATAAATCTAGCTCTCCCTGCAACTTGATGAGTATTGATTGTCACATCCGTCAGGCTCATCTCTAAAGGTGGTGTAAGTTGAGGGGAAGTCGGGTCTTCGGGTAA